GACGGCCGTCTAATGGCCGTCCCCCGGGGGATTATGGCTGCCGCCGCCGCCATTCAAGGGGCTCGCGGCGGAGTAAAGATCCCTGCGGAGGACATGGATGCGGTAAAGCGGAAAATCGCCGCCTACTACAAGAAAATGGACAGAACTCCACCGTGGAGCGAAAAAAGAAAAGGAGGAGATGACATGAACCGCGAGGAGATCATCGCCGCCGTGAAAGAGGCGATGGAAGGTTTGGGCGATACCATCGGCGAGGCGATTCGAGCGGCTATGAAAGAGGTCAAAGAGGAAGACCAAAAGGACCAACAGCCCGCCCCGGACGACAAGGAAAAGGCCGAGAAGAGCGACGGGGGCGGCGAAGACCAAAAGGTCGATATGGTGCAGATTCCGCGTGAAGAGTTTGAGCAATTTGTGAGCCGAGTCCAAGAACTCGAAAACGCTGTCGCCAAGGCAAAGGGTTTTGGATATCTTTCTGGTTCCAACCGATTGATCGGTCAAGATGGCGCAGATGAACCGGCTACCAAGAGCAAACCCGACCGCGACATGTTCGGTCGGCCGATTACGAAGAAAGGGGATGATCAATGATGTTGACGACCAAAGAGTTGATTGCCAAGATTGACGCGGCCATGAAGGCCATCACAACGTCGGATTTGGGTTCGTCGATACTGCGGCCGGAGAAGGCCGATCGGTTTATTCGCACTGTTTCGGAGGCCACTCCTGTTTTGCAGGCGGCCCGACGGTTGACGATGAATGCTCCGACCCGCGATATCGACCGGGTGGCGTTCACCAGCCGGATTTTGGGGCCTGCGACGGAAGATAGCGAACTGACTAATGAAACGAAACCTACCTTTGCCACAAATCAATTGGTTGCTATAGAAGTCGGCGGAGTAGTCGGACTCACCGACAATACCTTGGAAGACAACATAGAACGGCAGAATTTCGAAAATACCTTGCTGGATATGATCGCCGAGCGTGCCGGAGTGGATCTGGAGGAACTTTTCTTTAAAGGCGACAAATCATCTTCTGATTCTTACCTAAGATTGACCGATGGTTGGTTGAAACTGGCCGGTAATCAATTGTCGTCCTCGGATTTTGATACGGCCAATGTCGAGAGTATGTTTGATGCCATGCTCGAAGCGGTGCCGAAAAAATACTTCCGTGATCCGGGACAATGGAGATTCTATGTGCCTTGGAATATCGCGGACGATTACCGCGATAAACTACGGGCCCGCAATACGTCGCTGGGTGATGAAGCGCAAACCTCTGCTCGTCCGCTGGCATATAAAGGGGTTCCGATTGAAGTTGTTCCGAACGTTCCGGCGGGGAATGCACTTCTGGTGGCCCCCATGAACTTGGTCTATGGAATCTATCGCGAGATCCGGATTGAACCTGACCGGATGCCTAAAGCCCGGAAAACGGATTTCGTCGTTACCCTCCGGGCGGATTGCCATTATGAGGACGAGAATGCGGCGGTACGGGCGCAAGGATATACCGGTGCTGTGGGCGGAGGGGACGAATGATGAAATATCCGCGCAAGGCTAAGTTTAAGAACATTAGCCGGGATATTATTGTCGAACGGAACGGATACGTATTCCGCCCCGGGGAGACGGTGGAGGTGGTGATCCCTCACCCTAAAGACGAGTTGGTTTTCCGCGCTCCCCGGTGGCTGGAGCCGGTGGAGGATGACGATAAGAAAGAGGACGAGGGCAAAAAATCCAAGAGTAAACGGAAGTGATGGACATGGCCTATGGAACGGCGCAAAGAGTCCGGGAACTGACCGGAGTGAAGCCGTCGGATCTCGGGGTGGCCGATATGGCCGCCCTAGACAATCTTATTTCCGCTTGGCTGGCGGATATCTCCGCCGAGATCGACGCCCGGATCAACGGGCCGGTTGATCCGGAGGCGGAGCCAACCCGTCACGCCGGAGTGACGGCCGTCGCTATTCGGACGGCGGCCAAGATGGTATCCTATGCCGTCCATAGTCGGTCCACTCCGATCGTTCAGGTCGGAGAGTTTGCGGTCCAGATGCTCAACTCCTCCGAAATTTCCCGGGAGCTGGATCGCGAACTCCGACCCTATTATCGGCGAAAGATCAGTCTTTTCCACTCTGGGGACGAGTGGACGGAGGAAGGGACGGGAGGATGACATGAAGGTTCGAGTATCGGGGAAGCTGGATGACTTGGCGAAGGCCGGAGCGGAGGCCGTCAAGCGCGCCGGAGAATTAACGGCGATGGATCTTTGGGGGAATATCTCTGAAAATAGCCCAGTGGATCATGGGCGGCTGGCCGGTTCTTGGAATATGGACCGGATTGGCCCCCTTTCTTTTATGATCTATACCGCCGTCGAATACGCCGAGGCGGTCAACGTCGGCACGGGCATCTACGGACCGAAAAAGCGGCCAATCCGGTCCAACAAACCGGGAAAGACGATCACCCCGAAGCGGGCAAGCGCCCTCCGGTTTGAGGTGGACGGAGAAGTGGTGTTCGCCAAGTCTGTAAAGATGCCGCGCGCTCCACTGGCTTTCAAGATCAACGGGAAACAGGTATTCGCCATGTCGGTTAAGGGATTCCCTGGCAGACGATATATCGAGCGGTCCATTGAGCAAACGGAAGAGAGAAGAGCGGAGTTTGTTGAAATGGCCTTGGCTGAGGTGGGTCTGACATGAGGATTGAATCGAAAACCCTGGCGCAGATGCGACGAGAGATCAAGGACGCTATCATCCAAAAACTGAATGATGCCCGCGCTCCGGGTGAACCGCTGGAGGACGTTGAATCGGTGGTCTATGGAGACCGAGCCAATCTGCAAGACTTAAATCGCTCCATGATCTGGGTGATCCCCGTCGCCCATGTGCCCGTTCATCGAGGAGGACACACGGCGCAACATGATTTCACTTTCGGTTTTGTCGCTATGGTAAAAAACATCGAGGACGCCCAAGCGGGGAAGGACGAGGCGGAGGATCTGGCCGCACGGGTCTATGATTTGATCGCCTCCGACCGGACGCTGGGTGGAATAGTCGGCGATGTAGTGGCCAACCGGTTTGATCCCTCTTATCAAGTGGCGGCCAATAACTCGATCTTTTGGGGATATACCGAGTTTGCATTCCGAACGATGAGAAGAGAATGACCCGAAAAGGGGGAGTCATGCATGTCGATTTATCGATATGTCGGAATCGGGGAAGAGCAGGAGTTTGGCGTTGCGGTCCCTGCTATTGAGTATATGGACCCGGAGTCGGCGGAAATTGACCCGTCGGGGGACCAGGCGATCATTTATGAAGGGGCGTCCGGTTTGGATCGGATCGCCAAACCGGGGGCTTATTTCTCCGAAGGGTCGCTTACCACGCCGGTGGATCTGGTCGCCTTTCCTTGGTTCTTTAAGTGGGCGCTCGGCGGCTACTCCAAACAGGGAGAGGGGCCCTACACTCATACCTTCTTTCCTCAGCAATCGCCTTTGATGAAGTCTTTCACCGCCCGAGTAGGAAAGGATATCTTCGAGCATGTTTTCACTGGAATGGTAGTTTCGACGCTGGAATTGGCCCTAGAGGATCAGCTTCTTTTGGGTACGGTGGAGATGCTAGGTGGCCGGGACGAGAAAGGGGCCCTTGCGGATCCGGTTAACTTTACCCAAGGCGATGTTTACGCCTTTCATGAAGTGAATGCCACCGTCGATGGCGTCGACGAGTCGGCCACGCTCGAAACTTTTACCCTGACAATCGAGACGGGGGCCGACAATGAAGCCGGTAGGACCATTGGAAGTCGGTTCCCGAGACGCGCATATCGAGGGGCATTGGTTGTCGAGGCGGAAATGACCTTAGGGTTTTTCTCGACTGCGCAACTGGAGAAGTTTTGGGGGGCGCCGACCGGGCCGACGACGGGTAACTTGCAGGAGTTTCCGATGACAATCAATGTCGGGCCAAACATCGACATTGTCATCTCCCGGGGGATCTATACCGCTATGGAACAGCCCGTTGCGGGTCGGGAACGGATCGAGCAGACGGCTACCCTTCGCGGACTGGTGGCCGCCGACGGAACGGGACCGATTCAAATTAGCGTGACCA